AAACCAGGAGATGTTATGAAAAAAATTTTTATAGGCACTCCTTGTTATGGCGGTATGATAACAGCAGATTATTTTAAAAGTTGTATGCAACTAGTAGCTTTAGCAGCCACTAAAAAAATAGAATTACAATTTGGAACAATAGGTAATGAATCACTAATAACCAGAGCTAGAAATACTTTGGTTCAATTGTTTATGGATGGTGACTATACGCATCTTTTATTTATAGATGCAGATCTAGCTTTTAATCCTACAGCAGTTATTAGAATGTTAGAGTATGACAAGGATGTGGTAACAGGAATATATCCAAGAAAAACCATTGATTGGATAAAGGTTAAAAAAAGATTAAAAGAAAATCCAAATATATCTGAAGACGAGCTGTTAGCAGCCTCGTTGCAATATAATTTAAATGTTAAAGATCCTAATAAAATATTACTAGAAAAAGGTTTTATTGAGGTAATGGATGGACCGACTGGCTTCATGTTAATAAAAAGAAATGTGTTTGTAAGGATGGCAGAAGTTTACCCTAATTTGAAATTTGTTCCTGATCAACATATTAATCAATCTCATGACAAAGAATTTAATTACCACAAAACTTCTGATTGGAATTATACTTTTTTTGATACCATGATAGAGCCGCAAACAAAAAGATATTTATCGGAAGACTATGCTTTTTGTCGTTTGTGGCAAAATATGGGAGGTAAAATACATGCTGATATTAGAAGTGGTATGACTCATTATGGCAACTATGCGTTTAGAGGTAACGTAGGAACACAATTTAAAGGAGCAGAATGAATTTAGAATTACAAATACAAGACAATTTTTTGCCAAAAGAATTGTTTTTAAAACTTGCAAAATATAGCGTTGGTTTAGATTATAGTAGTAATAATATTGTTCAAGGCACAGGTGACTATGAGCAACACGTTTTTTTGTCAAATAAAATATATAAAGATGATAATTTACTTAAAGATTTAGAAAAATCTATAATTAAACATTTTAAAGTAAAGATTAAAAATTTGCATCTAGCAGCTTTCACTTGTGTAAATACTAAAAAACCAACGCCTCATAGAGACTCATCACTTTATCCTAAAGAAAAACATTTAATAATTTATTTAAATGGTGATATAAATCTTAATGCTGGCACTGGATTTTACAGTCAAACAAACGAAAGTAGTTATGATTTAAATACAGCTGTTGGTTTTTTTCCTAATCGAGCTGTTATCTTTAATGCTGATGAGTGTTGGCACTCTCCGTTATTATATACAGCCACAGACAACTCTCCTAGATTTTCAATAATTGTTTGGTTTGAACCAGAGGAAAATGACAAAATTTAATATTCAAATTATAGATGATTTTTTACCAGATAAAATTTTTACAAATGTTTTAAAATACGCTGCAAATATAAAATGGGATGCTAAAGGTTTAAATTATGGATCAAAAGATGAACATGTTTGGTTTTCAAAAAATATAGAAAACGAAAATGAATTTAAAGAAATATTGAAAACAAATATAAAAGAAAAAACAAATCTTAAAATAAAAAATTTTGAACTTTTAAGTTTTACACTAGCGCCAAAAACACAACCATATCCTCACGTTGATCGTCATGAGGATATTGAGAATCAAATGATATTGTATGTGGACGGAGACGTTGAGATAAATAAAGGCACTGGATTCTATGTTCCTAGTGAAAATGGCGTTGATTTAAACACTCATGTAGGTTTTTTTAAGAATAGAGCCGTTTTTTTTAAATCAGGAATGTGGCATTCTCCTCTAGTCTTTGCTTCAGATAATCCAAGGCCAAGAATATCAATTATTGCACAGTTTTAACAAATAATTTATTATTAAATTATGAAATTAGTGGACCTTAAGTTTAAACCAGGCGTGGATAAACAAGATACTGCCTACTCTGCTGGTGATCAACGTAAGTATGTAGACTCTGACTTTGTAAGATTTCATTATGGTAAGCCAGAGAGATGGGGTGGATGGGTTAATTTGCCTAATCCAAATGTCACGGTGGTTGGTGTTGTCAGAGATACTCACTCTTGGATAGGATTGGACGGAACTAGGTATTTAGGTTTAGGTACAGATAGAAAATTGTATATTTATTCTGAGGGTAAAGTTTATGACATTACACCAATAAGAGCAACAGACAGTCTTACTAATCCTTTTGCAACATCGAGTGGTTCTTCTACAGTAACTGTAACTGACGCCTCTCATGGCGCAGAAGTAGGGGCGTTTGTAACTTTTGACAATGGTTCTGCTACTAATGTCGTCGATGGCATTGATTTTAATAATGAGTTTGAAGTTTTGACCGTGCCCGGTTCCAACAGTTATACAATAAACGCAGGCACAAACGCATCTGGAACTACGGCTGCAGGCGGTGGATCAGTAGATGCCTCTTATCAAATAAATCCTGGTCCTACTACTTCAACATATGGATATGGTTGGGGCACAGAGACTTGGAGTGCTAGCACTTGGGACACACCTAGATCTTCATCTAATGTTGTAGTGGCAGGTAGAAATTGGTCACTAGACAATTTTGGTGAAGACTTAATAGCTACTGTATTAGACGGAGGCACGTTTATTTGGGATACTTCTGGTGGTTTAGGATCAAGAGCTACGGCTTTATCAAATGCACCTACAGCATCTAGGTTTAGCCTTGTTTCTACAGATACAAGACATTTGTTAATTTTTGGAACAGAGACAACAATAGGTAATGCAGATACACAAGACGATTTGCTTTTTAGATTTTCAGACAGAGAAGATGCAACAGATTACACACCTGTTGCTACAAACGAAGCAGGATCTTTAAGAATAACAGATGGTTCTAGAATTGTTGGTGCCGTTAAATCAACAGGTCAGATACTGGTATGGACAGATACATCATTACACGGTATTCAATTTGTTGGTACACCTTTTACATTTGGTCTTAGACAGTTGGGTGCTAACGCAGGGTTAATAGCTCAACATGCAGCTATAGAGGTAAATGGTAAAGCATATTGGATGTCCGATAATGCATTTTATCTTTTTGACGGTGTTGTCAAAAAAATGCCTTGCTCTGTTCAAGATTACGTATTTGATGATCTAAGTTATACAAACAAAAATGATATAGCTGTGGGGTTAAACACGGCTTTTAATGAAATTATTTGGTATTACGCATCAGCTAATGCCACTCAAATAGATAGAGCAGTGGCATACAACTATTTAGAAGGAACTTGGTATACAATAAATTTAGCTAGAACTACTTGGCTTGGTGCTTATGTTTATGAGAAACCAATAGCCACAGAATATAGTGCATCTGCAACTGCTAATGCCACAAACATACTAGGATTAACTGCAGGAGCATCTTCTATATTTGAACACGAGTCTGGTAATAATCAAGCGGATGGATCAGCCATCACAGCATTTTTAGAAACAGGGTCTGTTGAGATAGCAGATGGAGATCAGCTAATGTCGGTAAGTAAATTAGTGCCAGATTTTGACAATCTAACGAACACAATGACGGCACAATTAACTTTAGAGCAATACCCTCAGTCTGCAGCTAACGTAACAACTAGTGGCACTATAACTAGTACCACAGAAAAAATTAGTGTAAGAGGTAGAGGTAGGGCTGTTAAAATTAGATACACGACAAACAGTGTAGATGATACGCCTTGGAGACTTGGTTCACAGAAGCTGCAAATAAGACCAGACGGTAGAAGATAATGGCTAAAATAAATATAACTAGATTACCTAATGCAACAGAGGAGTATGACGCTGGTCAGTTTGACCAAATGATAAGATTATTAGAGCAGATTGTTTTTTTATTAAACACTAACTTTCAACAAGATTTAAGAGAAGAATCAGAATCGGAGACTTTTTTCCTTGGCTAATACATTTAAAAGCGCAATGGTTGATATGACATCAACAGATTTAACAACCCTGTTAACGGTGCCAACAGCTAATCCTGGCGCTACACCACCTGTGCCTCCTACAACTGATGTTGTAAAATCTATTCTAATTTGTAATGATTCAGGAAGCACGACACTGGTAGATTTAGAGGTGGTTAGATCCTCTGCTACTTTTGAATTATTTAAGGCTAAAAGTGTTGCTACAAACACTACTACAGAATTATTATCTCAGCCTCTTGTTTTACAAGAGTCTGATGTTTTAAAAGCACAAGCAAATGCTGCTAATCAAGTGCATATAATTGTAAGCTTTATGGAGGTTACAAAAGGTCAACTGTAAGGAGAAAAAGAATGAATTTACAATCACTATTTATCACGCCTGTCATGATGACAGAAATAAAAGGTCATGGTCATTTAATAGACAGGTTATATGAAATAAAAGCAAAAGATCAAAAAGGTATGCCTAGATCTAATGTAGGTGGCTGGCACAGTAATGATGAGCTTTACAAAGATGAAGAATTTAAAAGCACTGTGGGTGATATACTTTACAAAGCTAAAGAGTGCTTTGGACATTTAGATGTGCAGGATAAATTTGTTCCTGAGATGACAGGTTTGTGGGGCATGATTAATCCACCCGGATCAAGAAACAATATTCACACACATCCTTACAATTATTTATCAGGAGTATATTACCTAAAAGTGCCTCAAAAAAGCGGAAATTTAGTGTTTCTAGACCCTAGACCGCAAGCTGAAGTATTATCACCACCAAAGAAAAAAGATGCATCTATACACATAGCACACAGCGTAGATTATGAGCCAAAAGAAAATTCATTGATTTTTTTTCCATCATGGTTACAACATGAGGTTAAAATAAATACCTCTAATGAAGATAGAGTTATTTTAAGTTTTAATATAAATTGGAGGGAAAATGCCGATAGTTAAAAACGCAGAACAAATAGGTACTATGACTCTTGAAGATGGTAGAGTCATACCAAGATACAATGTCAAAACAGAAACGACCCTCACTAATACAGAAACAGGTCAAGAATATGAGTCAGAGGAAGCTATGCAAGCAGACATCGACGATCCAAATACTTCAACGACTGTGGAAAAAATTAGACGAGATGTTAAAGTATTTGCTCCATCTTTAAGAGATATGCTAGGACAAACACCTAAAGAATAAAACACTTTAGTGGGAAAGCCTGTACTTACAGAACCATTTTTAAATTATTTTAAAAAGTTAGACACTAAAAAAAGAACTTGTTTAGAAATAGGATCAGGAGATTCAACACTTTATTTTGCTAAACATTTTAAATATTTATCTAGCCTTGAGGAAAATAAATTTTGGTTTGAAAAAATAAATGAAAAGAAACCAAAAAACGTTGATATTAAATTTTTTCAAAAAGATAATCTTACAAAAATTTTAAATGAAGAATTACAAAAAAAGCCTGATTATGTAATTATAGATAATAATCCTAATTACATAAGTAGGTTTGATATAGCTACATTTATTCATCTAAATAAAAAAAACGATTGTGTAATTATTTTAGACAATGGTGATTGGAATATTGATGCCTTTTGGTTTTTAAAATCTCATTATTTTTGTTTAGATTTTTTTGGTAAAAATTTTACTGATGCAACCACTACTACATCTATATTTTTTACAGAAAAAAACAGTAATTACGTTTATTAATTATCTTATCCAAGTAAGTATCACATGCCTATCTCCATTTGAAACTGGAGTGATTGCGTGTGGAAAACAAAAATTACTAGGAAACACAATAGCGCTATACGCTTTCTTAGGAATTTTATACTCTCCTTCAAAAAAAGTAAAGTCACCTCCATCATAGTTATCATTGAGTATTAAAGAACAGGTCAAGGTCCGTTGTTCAAAGACAGTCGACACATCAACATGCTCTTTGTACTCCTGAGCTTTATCTCCTAAATATAAAACATGATCCCACCCTGTTGTTTCACCTTGAATGGAATCAAAAAAAGTAAACTCTTGAAGATAACTTTTAAAAGCGTTACTAAACAC